TCTGCTACCGCCTTCACCGTCACGCCGTCCACGGTTTCAGTCCACGGATCAAACTCAACGCTGACTTGCGTGGTGCGCTTCAATGCGTGCCACGCCAGCCAGACGATGTATTCCAACCGCAGATCATCCGCGAACGCAGCGAACGACTTATCGAACTTGCGCTCAAAGGCGATCAGGTCAGGCGTGGTCGCTTCAACGTCCACGCCCGACCCGTCGCTCAAGTCAACGTGCAAGGCAACCTTATTCATCGCAGGAACCTGACTCTCTTACGACTCAGCGCGAGTGATGTCGCCCGTAACCGGCCAGGTGACACTCAAGGTCGCCAGGTCGCCGACGCTAGAAGCGAACGGCGAGTATTGGGTGACGAGGCAGTTGAACGAGTAGGTCGGGTTGGTTGCACCAGTAACCGCGCTCGTCGGCTTGATGACGATAGCCGCGCTCGTGCCGATCAGCGGCTCAAGCGTCGCGTCAATACTGGAAGAACCGAAATCCTGATGGAAGTCCAGCGTGAGTGTTCCAGTCTTTAATCCACCAACGCGAGTGCGGGAGGAATCACCAAACGCCGTCGTTTCAACGTCATCAACCTCAATGCTGAGCTCAGCAGATGCGATGGATGAACTGAAATCGGAGCCGCCGATGGTGATGTTGTAATCCGTGGCGACGAACTTTGCCATGAGAGTTGCCTTCTTTCTTAGGTTGCGTAAACGGTGACCGCGAACTCAGCAGCCAGGTAAGTCAGTTCACCTACCGGAAGGCTGCTGTAGTTTCGCATCTCTGTGCATCGCAGGTTTTGTGCTTCCCCGCCAAGAGTCTTGTCACTCTCTAGCGCGGTCTTGATACTTGACGACCCTGTTGGGTTACAGAAACCGTCAAGCTTGTTTTGGGCGCTGCGCTCATCAACGCGGCCCACGATCACGAGAACGTTGAACTCGTAAGTGTCGAGGCCGCGACCGAACGCAGTGTCAAACGTGATGCCCTGGGGGGCAACCACGGCGATGGGAGGATTCACGTCATCGGGAACTGTTGCGGAAGTGCGTAGCCCGCTGATGGTTGCGAGGTTCGTGGCGATGCCGGATCGCAACGCGCTGAGCGTTGTCATGCCACACCGACGTGGCGAACGTACGGGGCGACGAGTTGCGCAACGTCGGGGTCGAGTCCTTTGCTCACTCGCATCGCCCCGAAGTCACCGAACCCTGCAACACCGAGAGGCGAGTCAAGCCGCTTGAAGATCCTCATGGACTGGATCACCGCTGCCTGATTCACCTGACTAGGAACCGCTGAGAACCCCCAAGTGCCGACAATCTTCACGTCAGCCTCAAGCCCACCGATACTCGTTGACGCAGGCCACAGGTAACGGTCAATCGCGCGGATGCGCGTCGTTGGGAAACTCAACCCGTCGGCGTAACCGTTCAAGGGTTCGAGCTGGTAGTCGGTGGCAGCCCAGGTCACGTCATACGTTCCATCCGACTGGCTGCTGGTGGCGATGCTCGTGACGGTGACGAGATCATCTACCTGGAGGACGTAAGCGTTGTCAGCGGTGAAATACCTGGTGGCGCTTGCTGAGTCGAACCGCCTGCCGCAGAACCCCTCAATGAGTGCGCTCGCGCTCGTGGCGGCCATTGTGATGAGGGAGTCATCTACCGTGTCGGTGATGTGCAGCGCGGCTTTCACTTCTGCCACGGATGCGTACAGCGTCATGCGTTCTCCCTCAGTGTTTGTGGGGTGTGATGGGGGGGCGAGTCCTGCGATGCCCGCCCCCCCATCACGCTTGTGTTCTCCTGATTAGGAGGCGCCGCCCGTGAACTTCTTGACGTGCGAGGTTTGCGGCAAGTCGCCGTCAACCCGCAGCGAGCAGCGGAACGTGACCAGCCCGTTTGCGAAGGCGTAGTCGTCCGAACGCTCCATGCGGATGCCACCGGCCTGCCGCACGTAGTACGACGGGAAGTGACCCGCGAGGGCGCTGACCGCGCCGAGGCCGACAGCGGCCATGGCGTTGTTCTCGATCAGCGGGAACCCGAGCAGGGTGTCCGGTGTCGCGTCCGACGCGGAAGGCGCGAAGATGTACTGGCTCGCACCATCCTGAAGCAAACGAGCATCCACCACAGCGGAAGTCGCAAGCATCAAGCCGAACCCTGGCAGCGCACGCGCAGCAGGGTCAGCGGCGTAAACGAGATCCACCAGGTTCTCGTAGGTGAACTTTCCGGTCACGCCGGTGCCGCCGGTCACGCCAGCGGACGCAGCCGTCACGATGCCGTTGGGCTTGGAGGAACCGTCGCCGACGGTCAGCTCGCTGTTGACCTTCACGCCGATTGCCTGACCACAGTTAGTCGCCAGGAGATCGGTCATGTTGACGTGGGCATCCTCAAGCAGTTCGCTGGAAACCTGAACCAGGAACGCATACTTGAACGCGCCCAGGGTCGTTGTTGCCAACGTGGGATCGGACTCGCCGATTGAGCCAGCCTCCGCGACGAGCGCGGCGGTGGAGTAGGCGGTCATGGCTGGGATCTCCAGATCCTCACCACTCTGCGTGTTCAGGATGGTGGAGGTGCGCAGCATGGGGCCGACCGATGTGGCGACATTCACGACCTGATCGAAGAAGGAGGTCGGAACGGGTGCGCCTGTTGAACCCTTAGTGATATCGCGACGCTCGAACATGACGCTGCGACGCTCGCCACGAGCGAGGCTGCGGATCAGTTCATTGTCATCCATCGGTGCTTCCACGACGGGAGCCGACACGGTGCGAGCCTCAACGTGAGCCTCAGTCACCGCCTCAATCTCCTGCTCGCGGTCTTGAAGGCTGCGGAAGTCGCTCTCGCGGGCCTTCAGGTCGTCCATATCGGCGAACGCACGATCAACGCTCTGCCGTTCTTCAGCGTCAAGGTTGCGTGCCTCAGAGCCTGCGCGGTCAAGGATTTCCTTGGCCTTTTCGTAGGCAGCCACGCGCTCCTCGCGCAGGTGCTTGATGTAATCCATTTCTGGACTCCTATCTTGTTTGGATTGAATCGCAGGACATACACCGACGCGGCTCCGCTATCGGAAACACCGAGCGCGGCTCCGCGACTCAGCGTGGTGGAGGTGGTCGGAATCGAACCGACGTGCTGCGCGTTTCCCTCGTGGGGCCTTACGCGCAGGCGCACCAATGCACCCCCGAACTAACTAGAACTTCCCAAGCAACTCCAACTTGTCACGCAGAAGATCCAGCGAGTCTGTCTCCGGTTCAGGCGCGTTCACTCGCTGACGCTCAACCACGTCAACCAGCAACTCGGCCTGATCGTCGTTCAACTCTTTCCCAGCCTCCAACGCGGTCAGCGCGTCAGCCAACGCCTCCGCGTCTGTCTGTGTGCGCTGCGCGAGGATCTGCGCCTTGCGAACAGTCGCGCTAGTCGCCTCATACGCTGGGAAGCCAGTCACGACGCTGACCTCATGAAGGGCGATCTCGTTGAGGTAGCGGCGCTGACCGTCGGCGCTCCATTCATCTGTTCCCGACGGAACATGGAAACCAAAACTCATTGAGTCAACGTCGCCGCGCTTCATCAACACGGCGAGGTCTTTGCTGTAAGTCGTCTCAGGCATATCAGCCTCAACGCTCAGGCCGCGATCATCCTCACCGAGCCTCAACGTGCCAGCCCTCGTCGTGGCGAGCACCATCGTGTCGTCATGGTTGACGAACATTTTGATCTGGTTGCGGCTCTCAAGGGTGCGCTTGAACGCGCCTGGCCGGATCTGCTCAATGAAAGGCAGCGGCTCGCTGTCGCTGTTGAACACAGCGGCGTAACCCTTGAAGGTGTTGCTTGATCCTTTTTGACGCAGCTCCAGATCGTGAACCTGCATCTGTCGAGTCTCAACGGTTTCCATGGTGCCTCTTTCGTCTTTGATCTTGTCTGCCTGCGATTCGTAGAACCTGCGGGCAGGCTCAGGGTCGAGGGGGTTGATCCCCCACAAGTAGTGAGCGACCGCGCCAGCGCCAGGCCACTCAGGGTGATCGGGGTCGCTGTTCTTGGGCGCTTCTAAGTCAACGGCGTGACGAGCAGCCCAAGCGTTCGCCCGAACCGCCTTATCGTCGCTCATCTCTCCACGCGCCATGAGTCGCGCATCGCGGATGGTGCCCTCGGTCAGGCCGTCGCCACCGTGACCCTGACGACGCAACTCAAGCCCGCGACTGGCAGCGTCTTGAACGTACTGAGGAACCGTGACTGCTCGCAGGCTGCGCCCGCCGCTGTAACGCGGATGATCGGGGTGCAGCAGATCATTGTCGCTGGTGTACGCCTTGTTCTGTGGTCGCCCGACCTGATCTTTCTTGGGCGCTGGCGTGCTCGCTCCATAGTTGCGTTCACCACCTGGCTCAATATCTTCAGCCATGGACATCGCAACCATCTGGTCGATAGCTGCCTGCTTGGTTGTGTGACAGCCAAGAACATCGCCGTCACTCTTGGTGACAGCCCAGCCGCTGCAACCGTAAGCGTCGTCCGTAATGAAATAAGGCATCAGTCTTGCTTCTGCACTAGAACACCAACATCAAGCCCATCAGGGTCGCTCATCGCGTGCAGGCTCTCACCGCTGAGCAAGGTCAACGCTAAAGTCTCGCCAGGGTCTAAGTGCGGCGAGTTGAGCAGGGTGACGCTGGCGTTGCCGTAGTGGACGTACTCATTGCTGCTTTTGGTCATGTTGTGCAGCGTCACGAACTGCGGCTCAACAGAAGGCGAGACAATCTCAGTCGCCGTCGTATTGCTCAAAGTGTAAAGCGCCTGCGTCATAGTCATGCCTTGCTCCCTACCAAGCACCAATCAACTCAAGTTCACGCTCATCCTTCATCTGGCGTTTCCGCGCGTCAGACAAGTCACCGTTCACGAACCCTTCAGCGTGGAAGGCGACGGGCTTCACGATCAGCCTCGCGTGACCGTCACCAGATCCAGACGCGACACAGATGCCGCGAACTTGCCCACCGAACTCCACGCGCCCCGACACGCTGCCGCTGCTCGTGCTCGACCCCGCGACAGATCCAGAGAACGCGGGCGCTTTCTGCCGCTTCCGGTACGGGTAGCCACGCGGCTCGTTACCGCTGCTGCTCGTGCCCGTGACGGTGCCGCTGCTAGAGCTCAACCCCGCGACCGATCCAGAATGACCGAGCGTTCCCGTGACGCTTCCGCTGCTCGTAGTCGAGCCCGTAACGAACCCTGTGCCCAAGCCACCCAGCACGTTCGTGTCAAGAACACCCAGGGACTCGCTGTCAAGCGTGAACAGGCCAGCCATTAGGACACGGTTTCAGTCAAGTTCCCTGACGCGATCGTGTAAGTCCCTGCGGAGGAGAAAGTCTGCGATGCGTTCAACGCACGCCAACCGTAGAACGTGCCGCCAGACGACGCCGACCAATAGCCGAGGTGTGTGATGGTCGTGCTCGATGGAACATCAAAAACAATGTTGGCGTTGGTCGCCACGCTGCCACTTGACGCCGCAGCCCAACTCGTCGCCTTCCGAGCATACGAACCACCCGTGACCTCGTTGCTGCCGTCACTCCCAGGGCTCGCCGTGTGCAGGCTGACGTGACTCGCAGCGCCAGTCAAACCAGCGACCTGCAAGTTCAAGCCCGCTGTTGATAAACCCATGACCTAACCCTCCACGATCTCTGTGATGTTGCCGTCCTCGTCACGCTTGATCTTCCGTGACCGCGCCTGCGGCTCAGGCACCTGCACGTTCACAACGGGCGGCTGCATCGAACCAATCGCCGAGCTCACCGCGTCAGCGAACTCCTGCGGCCCCACATCGGCCCGCACCGGATAAGCCTCTTCGGGATCTTCAGGATTCAACGTCGCGGGCTGCTGCAACTGAACACTCGGCAAGCCCGTGTGTTCAATAGGCGGCAACCCAACAGCATCAAGCGACTCCGCTGGATCAAAGCCCATCTGCACCAGGCGAGCCAACATCATTACGCGAGTGTTCGTTTCCGTGATGTTCGCCGCCTCCACGTTCACGTTCGCCAACGGAACCCGATACGAGTCACCACCATCAACCTGCCGGAAATCCTCCAACCGGCGCACATCGTTGATGCTCATAAAACCAGACTGAAGCGCGGTCGAGTAGGCGCTGTAACGACTCCCGAGATCGCCACGCAGCAGGCCGTCCATGTTGAACTTCATGAACGCCTCACCAGGCAGCAGCGACGAGTAGGCCGCCTCAAGTTTTGCCAGGTACGGACGCAAAGTGTAAACAGCGAACTGAATCGCGTTTTCTTCGTTGCTCGCGTAGGACTGGACGCCAGGGGCAGCCACTTGAAGCATGTGCTGGGGGACACGGAACGCCCGAGCTACTTCCTCAACCGCGAACCTGCGCGACTCCAACATTTGCGCCTTCTCAGGCTCAACCTGAGTGCTCACGAACTTCGCGCCACCACCGAGGACGCCGACCTTGTGCGACTTATGAACACCCTTGTGGCTCGCCTCGAAAGTGTCCTTCAACTGGAGCGCCTGCTCTTTGGTGAGCATGGAACTCAACTCAAGGATGCCGGACGCTGTTGATCCTTGACCAAAGAACCTGGCGCTGAACTCATCCAGCGCGGCAGCAATCCCCAGGGTGTCCTTGACCTGATCTATGCGAGACATTCCACGCAGCTCGCCAGGTTTCTTCAACTCGGTGATGTGCAGCATCTCTGACCGCTGCAACGTCACTTTGTCCTCAAAGACGTAAACAACGTCACCGTCAGCGGCCCGCTTCACCTCAATCTTCTTCGGATCGAGGACGACCAGCGCGGTCGGCAAGCCCGCGTTGCGGCCCGACTCCGAGCGATAAACACGCACGAAAGCGTTACCATCCAGCAGCAGCGAGATCATCACCTGCGCGACGTGATCCTCACGAGTCGTCCCCGCGTCAGGGTTATTCACCCACGCCGGCTTAGGTCGGAAAGGCCGCCGCTGACCATCCTGCCGAACGAACGTGTCAGCAGGCAGCGTGCTTATCGTATCCGACAACAACCGGACAGCAGCGTAAACAGCACCGATCTTCAACGCAGTCGTGTCGTTGATGACCTTCCCGCTAGGGGTCGTCGTCTGAAAGTCAGCGCCACTAGCGAACAAGGTCTGGTAAGAAATGGCACGCTGCTCACCACCGATACCAAGCAAACGACCAATCATTCCTGCTCCCTAAGCAAACCGATCTCCAACAAGAACCCCATCAGGGCGCAGGACAACCCAGCAACAATCAAGCCCGCAGGCCAGTAGATGAAAGTGACACCCACGACAATCGCAACGAGCCCGATGATCTGCAAAATGCTGGGCATGTTTCTCCTATGAGATAAAGAAAGGGTCAACCG